CTCTTCAGCTAATTTGTTGATTGTGATAAGAGAATCATCACCATTTTCCATTCCGTCTGAAATGTATTCAAGAACAATGTAACCATCTTCAACACCAGAAGAAAAGTCAATTACGCCAGCAGCCTTGTTTACAGTAAATTTAGGATTTCTATTAGCTGTGTCAGTTTGTAAACCATAACGCCCTCCAATAGAATAACCAAAATACCAATCACCATTATATGCCCATCCATAACCACCATTGTAGGGTCCTGGACCAGTATATAACTGCTTATCCAATCGCATCATATCTACTTTAGAAGTTCCAGTAACTACTTCACCATTTAAATCAAAAATAATGTCATAATTATTATCTTGTAAATATGCAGTAGCAGACATAATTGTTCTATTCTCAGTGAGTTGAAACAATACACCTTCTCTTAATAATGATATTCTTACGTAGTTCACATAATCGGGAGGCAGAACCATTTTTAAACTATCGTCAAGATGCAATTCAACTACTTTTATATTTCTTAATGCATCATAATTTAATTCTTGAATAGCTCTTTTTGCATGAAATAAAACAGTATATCGCTCAACATTATTGACAAGTTTGTCATTGCCAACATACATAAGCATAAAATTGTTAATTATATCAGCAAGGCTAACATATTGATATGAACCCCAATTTATATCTTCAGGTATTATACCATTATTAGTATAATATTGATAGTTAGTAATATATGCCATTTATTATTGTTTTTGTTGTATTTCTTGTAGCTCCTCAGTCTTAGCAGCAGCCATTACTTCTTGCTCTCTTATTGATACACCAGCATATTGCAATATCTTTACAACCAAATCAGAGAAATCACTCATTGGCATTTCAAAATCTTGATAATCAACAGCAGATGGATTAAATAATGGATCAGAATCATTTGGTCCTAATGCCACATAAGTCCACTTAGGTTCTTTTGGGTATCTTAAATAATGAACATCAACATTAGCTGTTATCGTATTAGGATAAACCATAAAGTTAGATCTACTTGTAGTTGTTCCATCATTATCCATTAATGTATAAACAGGATAAGCAGCTGTTGGTGCAGTTAGATTTGATGCCAATAAGTAAAGAACTTTTTGTTGGCTTACATTTTCTATCTCCTTATTATTTAAAACTAATTTTTGAATAAAGTAACTATCTGATGGTGCTTCAAAATATGGTGCTGAATAAGTAAGTGGACTTACTTTATAAAATGTATCTAAAACTTCAGATAGCTTTTTAGGAACATCTGCATATCCTTCACCATGCATCCTTTGATTTTGCTTGATTATTGCATTGCTATATAGATAGATATATCGCTCGAATACCTCCAATTGTGCCTGTTTAGCATACAGATTGAATTCAAATGGAGTAATATATCCTCGGTTGTCTTTTGCTAATATAGACAGAACTGTATTTCTAACTTCGTTTATCATACTTACAAAGATAAATAAAAAAAGGCACTTACAATAAGTGCCTCTTCCTTTCTAGTTTGATTGCTTATTATGCAACATCAATATCACTAACTGCTTGTGGTACTGTAACATCATAAACAACATTTGTCCAAGATGTTTGTAAAGCAGCAGCAATTGCATTTTGAATAGCTAACTTCATACTATATGCTACTTGAGCCGCATGAGTTAATGTAACAACCTTGCCTCCTGCATAAGTAATTAATGTTGTTACAGCAGTTGCTGAATCAGATGCTGCTTCAACTAAAATAACGTTATTAGCAGATACTAATTGATTTCCCTGTGAAGTTACTGGGATACTTAAAAATTTTTCCATTGTTTAAAAATTTAATGGGTTAATAATAGTGCAAATATACTAATTATTTGAGAACTTATCCTCTAAGAATTGGTACAGCTCAATACCCTCGTCTGACTGTAAATATGAAGCTAAAACACCTGTTGGGTTAGCACCAAACGGAACTGTAAGTAATTTCTTTTTATTTTCTTTTAAATTGAAATACATATCCTTACCATGATTCTTCATTACTAAATAACCATCAGATATAGCTCTTGCAGCGATGTTATTTATTTTTAAAGATGGGTCATTTACAGCTTCTAAGAAATCCTGTGGGTATCTCTTTGCATAAATCATCATGTCTCTCTTAATTTCAGCACTACTCATTTTATCAACTTGACCACCTATTAAAATACGAGCAACAGCTTCTAATGTATTAAAGTCATTTGCAGCCAAATCTCTAGCGGCCAACTGTGCATCAAGTTCAGAGAACATAAATTCAATATCCTGTTCAGCATCTTTTTCATTATCAAATTCATAAAACTCATTTCCGTTACCTGGATGATAATGAAGAAATTGTTGTAGTGTTGGATTATTTCTTGGTACTGTTAATACGCCATCTTCAAATACAATTGGCTCAACAATAACATTTTGATCTTGTTCTTCTTGAAAAGGGCTATTTGAGTTTCTAGCGTAACGAAGTGGGTGATTTGTATTTGTCTCTTCATTATAATAAAGTAGACGTTTTCTAGGTGTATCCTTTGATGCTATATAATAAGCTAAAGGAGATTTTTGATTTTTTAAAAGATACACACGATCTTTTGGTTCAAGAATTGCTTTCTTAATTGTTAATTTTTCCATTTGATATAATTTAAATTTTTAAAAAATAGAGAGGGACACTGATGTCCCTCTCTGTATTTATTCTTATCCTTTGAAGATAAAGAAGTTGTTAGCTCCAAGTGTACAAAGTGCTCTTTCAGACAAGAAGTTAACCTCCATTGCATCCAAATCACTAGTTGCAGCACCACCAGCAGAACCAGTCATCCAAGTTTTGTAACGTCTGTTTTCAGCTTCAGAAGCTCTATAACGAACGTGCAAGAATGGACGTTTTGCGTTTTTACCAAGAACTTGGTCATAAACTGTAGTTGTACCAGCAGGAACTAATACACCATTTACAGCTCCACCAACTAGACCACCACGAAGAGTAGCATCGTTAAGGTATTTCCAATCAGTTTTGTAAAACTCATAACCACGCTTGAAACCTGAAAACCCAAGGTTTAACGCCATTTGTTCGTTGTTATCAAACAATCCGTAAGATGTTCCACCAACTCCGTAAGAGTTTTGAGCAGCTAACATATCATCAATGTCAAAAGAGAATTGACGATTTAAGAACAATGCATTCTCAGCGATAGCTCCTTGTTTGTCAAGACGTTGTACGATAGTATCAAAGTCAGTCAAAGAAGTTGGATTACCACCAGACCATACGTTACCTCTAGTTTCAATAGAGTTAAATAAACCATCTGTTCCTTTGTTTCCTAAATCACCTCCTAATGCGATAGCACCAGATCCAGATTCAGCAGGCACACCTTCTACCATTGCCATTTCAAGATAGTCCTCAAAACGTAAACGAGTTTCGTGCTCTGATTTCATATACCACAAATAACCTGTAGCTCCGTTCTCAGTTGTTACCTCAACCCATCCGATTTGTGCCATATCAGAACCAGATACAACATACTTATCTTTGATGATAATTGGAGAAACTTCGAAGAAAGAATCTTCAGCTTCTAATGAACCAGACATACCGTTAGATCCTTTTTTAAATTCAGATCCATAAACAAATGCGATAATATCAGAAGTTGTGTGAGCAAATCCTGGTGCTGTTGCATCATAAAATGCTACAGTAAATTGATCAGGATTAGGCAATGCAGTAATGATACCTTTTTGTAATTTATTAGCACTTGCAGATGACAAGATAACTGTTTGACCTACTCTAAAAACACAAGTTCCAGAACCAATGTCAAATGTTTGTAATCCTGAAGATACAGCAGCAGTTGTAGCAACTCCTGTGTATTTAGTATGCAAACGACCTTGCTCTGCCCACTTAATTAAGTCAGAGTTAGAAGGAAGTTCAGCACCAACCATACGCAAGAAAGATGCGATAGATCGGTTTCCATAACGCTCGAATTCTTGCTCATAAGTATCAGGAAGATACTGATTCAAGAAATCAAAGTTAGTGATGTAGTTTGTAGGCAATGTTGCCTTTACTGAGCTAGGTGAAATTGCAACACCAGGACTCGCTTGTAATGTACCAGCCATTTTTTTTAGTTTTTGTTTTTGTTTCTAATTACTAATCTATTGCCACGATCGTCATCTATAGCTGTAACTCTGAAACCTGGAGCTGGTGTTACTTGTGTTGCTTGTCGAGTCATATCTATATTTTTAGACTCTTTAGCTACACTGTCAACCGCATCCGACATGCCTTTCTCATAGAAAAACTTAGCGAACTTCTCTGGATTCGAAGCTACTGCTATAGCACGATGAAAAGCTTCAGCATCTTTAAGATAACCATCGTCATTCAAGAACTTTGATACAAAGGTCTGAAGATTAGATTGATCTTTTAGTAAGTCAGGTGCTTCAGCTGGTTTATAAACTAACTTTTTATTCTCATCTAAATTAAATCCGAAACCTTCGAACTTATCAGAGAATAACTCAGAAGTTTTTTCACTGAAATACTTTGACCGCTTTATTTGCTCATCATCTGTTTGACTAGCAGCTTGTTTATAACTCTTGTAAGCTTCATAGGCTTCTTTCTCTTCTTGCGGAACAAAAGATTCTCTTGACTCAAGAGGAACTTTATACTGTTCTTTTAAGCTGTTGAAATATTCCTTAGCTTTATTGAGTTCTTTTTTCTTAGCCAATTGTTTTTTCTTAATCTCTTTCTCATCATCAAAATCTGGATCATATCCAAATTGAGTTTCTAGATCAAATTTGATATCTTCAATATCAAGATTCTTGTCGTGATTTTTTCGATATTCAAATAACAATTGGTCCTGATCCATTGAATCATAGTCCTTATTTAATTTAATAAAGTCCTCGATTCCTCGACCAGTTTCTTTTTTATATTTCAAATACGTAGCAACCTCTGGATCTAAATCCTCATTATTTGATCTTTGTTCAAATAATTCATCAAGATTGCTAATCTCTTTGTTATACCTTTTTCCAATATATGAAAGAACTTTGTTGTCGTCTATCTCAATCCCTTGAGGTTCAACTTTATCTTCTATAACAGGTGGAGTATCTTCAATAACCACCTTGTCTACAGGTGGCTCTTCAGTAGATGGAATACCTGTCTTTTCCTCGTGCTCTTTTAGCAACTGTTCTTCTACTTCAGCAACAGACTTCTCTTCGAATTCTACTGCCCTTACTTTAAATTCACCTTCCATTTTATTTAATTTATTTTTTACAAAGATAATAATTATATTTTATTACGTATAAACTGCTAATAACGGCTAATATATTATGCAAAAGCATATAATTTTAGGCAATATAGCTAATATATTATGCATGAGCCAAAATAAAGATTTTTTTGACGTTTTGGCTGTTTTTCAGTTGCCAAATCTGGAAAAATTCATGCAATTTGGCAAGTAAATAATCGGTAAAAATCCGATTAATCTAGGTCTACATTGTCATAGAACATAGCATCTGAATCCTCAGTATGCCACTTGTCAAAGCCCTCACAATTAAACCAAGCATTATTGACTAAATAATCAGGCTTAGATGGGAACTCTTTCGTTACAAAAGATGGTTCATACCAACGCACTCTATTATTTGGCTGTAGTGCTATCTGACCATTCTCAAGTAATATAATATGATGTGACTTATGCTCTAGTGGATCTTCAGCTAATGTTATATCAGTATTTATATCATTAGATCCCCAATTAATTGTAGCATAATAATTACCCTTATACCATTTCCTGTCTTTCATATACACATCAACATTTGTGTCATACACATAAGATAGTTGTGTTAAAGTAAAACGATAACTAAAACAATTCCATATTTGTAAAAAATGAAATGGTAAGTCAGGATCTGGTGTCTCAGGTTCAGTTAATAAAGCATGACTAGGGAGCTTATCTCTCATAACACCATTATCAAGAAGAACTTGAAATAATGCTGCCTGTCCTGGCATGCATCTCACTGATATAATAACACCTTCAGTAAATTCACCATGCCCCTTTTTAAATTGATACATGTATTCATTCCTAACAAATACCTTCAAAGGAAAGAAGTTGTGTTCTATATATGCCACAAATTATAGTTTATGTTTTATCTTAACTTTCTTGGTTATAGGAAATGACAAGTTAACATCAACATTAGTTTCAGCTTGATAATCAGATCCCTTTGATCTAGTTACAGAAACTGACAATGGGCCTTTTGATATAGTAGCTCCTGCACTTGCATCGTATCCACTTGTTGGTGATGCAACAAGGCTTCCATAAGGTTTTACCTTTAATTTACTATTTCTCATACTATTTAGGACTAAATGCTTCTAAATCGAATCCATCCAAAGAATCTTCAGTGCTTTCAAAATTTAATGGAGGTAGATTATTCTTTCTCTGATTAATAAGCTCAGATTGTCTTGTAGCTTGAAGATCAACTCTTTTATCCTTAGCTTCCTCTTTCTTTTCCTCACGTTTAAGTAAATTCTCAGTCTCAATACCTCTTAATTGCATATTATATTGGAACTCTTGCTCCATTAACTGAGCCTTAATTGCTGCTTCAGCTTGCATTTGTTGAACAGCAAAATTCATTTCAGCTTCTCTCAATTGTATCTTAGATTGAGCCTCAAGTTGAAGTAATTGAGATTTAGATTCAGCAGCAGCTTGTTGAGATTGAATGTTACTTTGCATCTGCATTTGGAATTGCATCTCTTGATCTTTTTGCTTTTGCTCTAATCTCTTTCTTCTTTTGAGTTTTAATAATTCATTAGCTAATTTGATATTATTAATCATTCTAATATCAATAGCATCCTCCAAGTCAATTGTCTGTTGCTGTAAAGATACTTGAATGTTAGCCTCAAGCATTTGTCTCTGCTCTTCATCTGGTGCTAATTCTATAAATATACCGAAGTCATGTAGATATAGATCTTTAATGTCATCTAGAATAGCAACATTATATTTCCCTATCTGCATTGCAAACTCATCCGCAAAATCAGAATATTCTAATATATCTGCAATTCTTATTGATAAACATTCAGCTAATTTCTTAGTGATATTAAGACCTCCTTCTAAGATGTGTCTTGTAGCTGTATTTGAACTCAATGCTGCTAATTTCTGAACACCAACCAATGCATCAGGATTTGGTGTTGTTCCATCTCTTACCTCATTAATACCAGTAACATCACGTATCATATTAAGATAGTGATTATAGTTACCAATTAATGCAGACATTTTAGATTGACCATTATTTGAATTCAACTCTTGTATTGGAACTCTCGCATTATTAAAATCACCTTCTTGAGTATAACTTCTACCAATTACACTACCAGTTTGGAAATATAATTTAAGTGCATCCTCTGGATTATAAGCAGCACCAGTTCCAAGATCTACCTCATTAATACCATCAGCATCAATGAATACACCATCAGGAACTACTCTTGCCATTACTTGTTGTAATTTCAAATGAGTTAACTGTATCTGATCAGCAAAAGGAACCATACGTCTTACCAATGATTCAGTATTTCCTTTATACATTCTAGGTGCAAATACCACATAGTTAGGTAATGCTTTTTGTGTAGCTGATTTTGGTCTAACCATATTTTTCATCATGTCCCATTTCAACATGATATTAGAACCACCTACCAATATACCTTCATACCATACATCACGAACTGCCTCAACTTTCTCAAACATCATTCCTTCTTCTACAGGAGGATTGAATGTATCATTTTTTCTAATTACTCTCTCACCACCATTTTCAAGGATTTTCTTCTTCCATACAAATCTCTTGCTGGTTTTATAGTTGAAATAAAGCAATGTGACAACTTCATTTAAAAATGCACTATCTTGATAGTTTCTTATAATTGGAAAATAATCATACCAAGCAGAAGAAGCATTACGTATTTCGTTTAATTGCTCGTCAGTTAGATTTGGATCTATTTTTAATAGCTCAGTATAATGAACTTGTTTAACTTCTCCAAAATAATAACAATCCGAAAAATCAGGCTTCTCTGTATAACTATGAATAAAATTAGAAGGATCTACATAATCAACTTTCAATCCATCATTTACCAAAAATGTATGTCTTACAACAGCTTTACCTAAAACAGTCAAGTCATAGTCAACTTGTTTTTTAAGTTTTGGGTATTCATTCATTTTAAGAATTGTATCAATAGCAACTTCTTCAGCAATCTCAATTGACGGCTTATATTTTAATTGCATATACAATGACAACTCTTCTTCAGTTTCAGGTAAATCGTCAGGATTTGTATTAAATGCATCAACACCAAATTGATCTTTTGTCATTTGCAAGAAATCCTTAGCAATCATATCTGCTTCAATCATGTCCTGAAAAATATTTTTCTTTTCAGCAGACATTACATCTTGTGATTCAGCTTTAATTGTAAAAACTCTATCATTCATTCCATTGACAACTATGTCAACAAATTTTGGTATAATAGGAATAGGTGTCCAGTCTAAATTTAACATAGACATATCACCATTGACAGCTAATTCATCTTTATATTTTTGAACAGGTTGCTCACCTCTTGCGTATAATCTTAAACGATGGAATTCACCCCATTGATCATAGAACCGACATGTATTTGCTTTACGTTTAAACCACTCACCCTCAATTGATTTTGCAACTCTCAAGCCATATTCAATGGTAGCTTTTTCTTCATCACTAGCCATTTGATTTGGAAAGGGTGATTGATAAATTACAACTGATAATTTCTCCATTATTTTAGTATTTCGCTTCTAATTCCACGATTGTCGTATTTTACAAATTTAATACTTATTTTCGATTCTTTTTTCTCTGTTTCAAATAAATGCTTACGTGTAGCCATAATAGCTAAACCTGAACTAATAGAAGCATCATGTTTTGTTCTATTATTTGGATCAAATCTAGCCCAATCTTCTAATGTTTTTGTAAAATACATAGATCCCATACAATCAGGATCTCTATAAGTGCCTTCTATGTCAAGACCTACATATTCCTCAATATACGTCTCAATAGCTGATGCGTGAGCCTGTCTTACATCCTCAGATGAGTTAGGTATCCCACCTATCTCTATTTCAGTCTTAGAAAGCTTTGTTTTATGCTTATCAGGTCTATTCATAGAAAAAGCTCTATAACCTCTATTTTTAAAATGATATAACAACCTAGCCTTATTGTTCTCTGCTAATACTGGCATACCATAAAAAACGCATGCCATTAATACGTCCTCAAAAAATACTTCAGCAGTTTGAGGTCTTGCTATATATTCTAAAAAAAATTCATTTGTTGGTGCTTCATCCATGTGAAATTTAGTCATTCCATGCAGCGCACCATTAGAACCACCTCCACCAACTACACCAGATATATCATAAGGGTCACATCCAAATGCACCTAAGTGTTCATTCCCAGGAAACTTCTTGCCTCCTCTATTAATTACATTATTTCGTAATTTACTATTAGGTATCCATGAAACTAAGAATCTTCCATTTTTATCAGGTGTCCAAATAACCTCGCTATCCTTTACACCATTCTTCCAATGAAAATATCCTCTAGTTAATACTTGATCTTTTATCAATGAATCATTGTAGTCAATCTGCTGATATATCTTTGTTAAATTAAACACAGACTGTTTAGACTCATCTCTAAATGCATGAGATTCACTTCTAGGAAACTGTCTGTAAAATTCATTTAATGCATCAGAATCTCCTTTTAATGCAGCTACCTCATTGTTCCACCAAGTAATTACGCCTTGCGTTATTATCTCACCATCAATACCCTTCACTGGCTTTTCTGGATCTTCAAATACAGGCCAACCAAACTCATCAATATAACCTTCAATATTCCACTCCATAGGTATAAACAATGAATACAAACCACTCTTAGTTTGACCATTAGCTGATCTATTTCTTGGATTACTATCGTTATATAATTTCTTGAAATTTTCTCCTCCTTTGTTTAATGCATTTGATGTAGAACCCATCATACATTTACCAACAATCTTACTACCTAATCTCAAACATGTTTTTGTAACTCGCCAGTTGTTTAATATGTTTTCAGGCTTTTCCCATTTACCACTTTCATCATGAACAAGTAGAAGCAATTTTTCACCATCGTAACTGTTGTCAGCTGTATTCTTCCAGTCAATAGTAGTATCAAGTCCATCAATCTCATCTTGATTTTCTTGATCCATATTCTTTCTAGTAATCTTACTTGCAGGAACACGAAAGGCTAGTTCAGTTTTTGGATTATCCATACCATCCTGAATAGGCTTAAAAAAGAATGGATAGTTTCTTACAATAGGAACAACTTTATCTGTAAACATCTTCTTAGCATCACTACCAGTTTTTGACAAAATACCAATCCTAGAATCTCTAACTATTGTTCCAGTATTACATATCTCTGAACTAGACATAAACGAAAATCCAGATCGTCTGTTTTTCAAATAATCCATCCCAAAAGACCTATTGTCAGCTTTGCACGCTTCCCAATAAATATAGAATATCCTATTTGATTCCCTAAAGTCAGGCAGACCTATATCAATCTTTGTCCACTGCAAATACATGTAATGCGTTCCTGTTATATAGGTTGGCTTACCGTTATTTATAAACCAATGACCATTATCTCGCTTGTCAAATTCACCTTCAATCAAGTCAACGTATTTCGACTTAAAAGCATTATCTCGTCTATTCCAATCAAATATCGTCTTAATTTTCTGTAGCTCAGATGGATAATCTTGTGCTACCCATTTGTTACCGTAATCGGTAACTTTTTCAGGTATTGAAGGCAGTGCAATTTTTACACTATTTATATCATATATCTGACCAATAGTTCCATCTTTTGATATAACCACAACATCATAATCTTTATTGTAGCCATATTCCCAAGATTTGTAACGATTCTTAGTTATAATAACTCTATTGTCTATATGACCATCTAATATAACGTAAAGATTATTTTCCATTTATACGACTTATTGTCAAAAGTATTTTGCGTTATTTCTTTTTTGCCCTACCTTCTGCGAATCCACCATTACCCACATTTATAGTAGGTAAATCTGAACTTTTATTCTCTTCCTCCTCAATCTTCTGCAACATATTCAATGCATCCTCAAATGCCAACCTTTTTGCAGATGCAGCATTCTTTAATTTGTCTGCTGATATATCATCTTCAGATCGAGTAATAATTGGTTCTTTTAATACCTTTATCAATTCGTCAATAGCAACTTTTGCTGCCTCTAATATCTCTATTTTTTTAGACATATATTCCGATTATACATTCTATAAAGAACTTCATTGTTTATTCTAAATTCATACTCGCTATCAGGAGTGAATGAAACAATATCACCTACTTCAACTTCTTCTAAGTCGCAATTCTTGAATACAACTTCACCCCACAATTCTTCAAATGATCCTATTGGATTAAACATTTTATCCTCAGATGGAACAGGCCTAATAAAAACAAATGGAGATGGTGCATGCCAAAAATCTTTATTCTTGGAATACAAATACACCTGCTCAGGTTCAACAATAAATAAGTCGTCTTTTAAATGATGCCAACTGCTTTTTTGTCTACCCTTCATGTCATAGTAAAACTTAAAGACATTATGATGAACGACTACAATGTCACCAGCAGTAATAGGTCCATCATAATAAATTGGAACAGATATTACCTCAGCAAATCTATTTGAGACTCTATGATCTTCTTGAGAGGCACTTACAATGAACTCAGTATTACCGTAAGTTCTTATGTTATCATACCTCCTACCATCAACAGCTTTGATGATAAAACAGTATGGTGCTTTCATTAAAAATTTATATTATATTCAATTGATACAGGAACAGTATTCGAGAACTCCTTCCATAAAACTATCTCTCCATCCTTTATGATATACAGTCTGATTCCATCATCATTTCTCATTATCTGATAAATAGAATAACTCTTGTCAAGAACTTCCTGCCCAACAGTATAGTTCATTGACTTCATATAGTCTGGACCAATTGATATTTTTCTAATGATATTCACCTGTTTGTAGGTTGATAGTTATATCACCATATTTAGCAAATATCTCTTCTTGATATTTAGCTAGATCATGCGCAGCAATTTCTAGATTTGCTAGAGTTGATTTCTTTTTGCTTTTAAGTCTTTCGAATGAAAGTTCTATGTCAGCAACTTCAAATTTTAAATCTCTAAATCCACGATTTAATTCTGTCAATTTAGACAGTTCTTCTTGTTCTAATTTTTTCATTTTATTAAATTTTATATTACAAATATACTAATTATATACTAAACTTTCTTACTGCGCGAACATAATAACCATCTCCTTTAGGTGCATATATAAAATCTCCAAAAGCGAAGGATGCATACCATGCATTCATACTGTTACGTTCAGTGCTGCTCCAATATATCTCAGTTGCTAATTGTGATCCTCCAGCATTATCAAGACCTTGAGCAATTTCCCATTTATTTTGCCATATTTTAGATAGTTCATCAATTGCTGGTAGATACCAATCTGTTTGACCATTGTTTGAACTAGTATCACATAAAACCGCAGCAGTTCCTGCTGTTATACCAGAAGCATCACCAGCAAAAATTAAATTTGTTGTATTTAATAATCCATTCCATTGACTCTCAACATTAGATATGTTAACATTTAATGTTGCCCATGAGGCATTAGGTGTTAAATCATTAGTATCAATAACTAAGTAATTTTCAAATGAACCACTAATTGGCGATCCTCCTGCTACATCAGACAACCATCTATGAGCAATAACACCTCCCTCATCAGCAACATACTCTCCTATTTGATATTTAAACACATTATTACTAACAGCTGACATATCAAACTGCTTTTGATTACCAACTGAATCACTACCAAATAGTTTGTCTCCTGCGGATGGAGTCTTTAACGGATAATTATTTACTTTCATCTTCCTTGTCCTTTATATTGTTTTTTATAATTTTTAGAGCTCTTAGTCTTAGAGCTTTTAGTCTTAGCATGCACACCAGGTCTACTTACCTTTGGCTTCACTATAAATGATGATATGTCTTTCTGCTTCTTCATTACAAACTCTTTAACATCTCAATTACTCGTGGACATGGATACATGTCAGACTTATCTTTTCTTACTGAGTTATGAGTGAATATACCACGATCTCCTCTCATAGCTCTTTTCGATAAATCCCAAATGTCATCATTATAATCCTTAGATATGTCATAAGTATCACACAAATATACAACCAATTGACGTAAGCTCTCAATTTGCTCATCAGTATATTTCTGCCAATAAAAATGTCCTTTAAATGCTTTATCCAATTTAGTAATTTCACTTGGATCCATTACTCCACCAACATAATTATAGAACTTGCCATTCTTCTCTTTTAAAGGACCATAATTACATACCTCTATACCTACAGAAAATTTATCAAGTGGCTTGTAAGGTAATCCAATATTTGAAAAAGGAGCATTCTTTAATCCTAAATGATATGCCCATTCTCTAGATGAAAAACACTGAACGATTGTACCTTTACTTCCTATTACAAATGCAGTAGCAACTCTGTCTTTTGTAGTATCCCAATATTTAGATACAGCAACAGCATTCCCACCTCCAGCAGTATGATGAAGATAAATTTGATTTTTAGGTGTTTCTTCTTGAAAATATTGACTAGGTTTTAATCTAGCCTGAACGATTTTTGTTGTATCTAACTCCATTTCCTTATAATATTACTGTTACAAATATAAAATGAATTCATGTTAACTTATCAGCTTCTTCTTTGGCTCTTGTTACAAACTCTCTTAATGACTTTAGTAAGTTCTTACCAGTAACCGATTCATAGCTTTCATTAATTGACTTAATTTCTACAGCAACACAAAAGAATGCTACTATCTTTGTCATTACAAGATCAACTGATATAAAGTGAGCAAGCAAATCAGCAGCTATATATTTCTCAACCAAAAATATAAATAATATTGCTCCACAATAAAGAAGTGATTTGCTTACAACGTGAGACAATCTTCTACTTCTAATAGCCTTCCATCCTCCTTTTCTAACACTTCGCCAAATGCCAAATGCCGTATCTAAAATAATTGCAAGTATTGCAACATATATCATTGGTTTGACTGGAGAAAGTACTGCTAAAAATGATGCTGCTAGTAAAAGTAATTTTGTTTTCATATTAAGTAATTTCTTATAATCCTATACGTAGTATATATTATAAGCAAAATTAATAAAATTCCTAGAACATTATGCAGCAATATCTTATACCAAGGAGTCTTTTCGTAATACTTTACAGGTATCTTCCTATAGACTATCCGTTCTATCGGCTTTTCGATATATACAGTGTCGCATTTGCCATTTATATATACCTTATCTTTTACTCGCCAAACCTTTACTTTTATCCTGTCTTTTCCTAATACAATTGTATCATAAAGCTCTTTAATACTAACTATAGTATCAACTTGTACTTCTGGAACTGTTATACGAATTGTATCGCGTATGGTATCTCTTACGACAAGCGTGTCATTAGTCAAAAGATATGGGTACTTCTTAACTAACCTGTCAAATCTTCGTTGAGGTGTGCAGGCAATTAATATAAATAGAAAAGGTATTAGGTATTTCATTCAATTGTTGGAAATGGTGGTGAAGGCTTAGGCTCAAATGGACTCAAAGGAATATCTAATAAATAAGCATATTGAGTTGGCTTAATATCTGCCTCATCTGAATCACTTAAAAACAAGAAATATATATCATTAATATCCTGAACAAAGTTAAAGAATGTATCTGCGTCAAAGAATACTCCTTGTAGTTCTTCTGCTTGTTGGTTTGTTACTATTCGTCCTTCCATTTTAAATTATTTTAATTATATCTACTTAATGCCGTTTGGTAAGTTGTTACAGCTGTATTAAAGTTTGCTATATCTGTATCTGTTAATCCATCTCCAATGGATGCAAATTTACATATTCCGTTGAAATAATCAGTTGCTCCTCCAAGCCTTGCGAGATTAATAGTTGCCGTTGGTCTAACTGTTGAATTTACTGTACCGCTAAAAATAGTTCCGTTATTTGCAAATTTATGAATTGTTGAAGATAATCGGCTTGTAATTCTGAATTTTGGAGTGCCACTAACTCCAACATTGTAGTTAGTAAATGTTGCTGTGTTAACTCCATATACACCATTCCCAGAATAAATCAAAATACCATTTGGTGCTGTATAAGCTCCTATCATACACGCTTGTGTTGAATCAATAATACCAGTTGAAAAATAACTTAAATGCGAATCATTTAATCCAAGTACTGTTGAAGGTTGTATTCCAGTATCTGCAAAAGTATTTAAAGGGGTCATTCCACTACTTGAATGAGTCCAACCCGTACCAAAAGTTAAATTATAAGTGCCCGGAGTTTTAAGATTAACTGCATGAGAACTTGCATTACCACCACAAATTGGATATATTGCTTTCATCTTAGTCCATAAACCATCAGCCTTCATTCCTATAACAAGGTTGTTAATAGCATTAGCTTGAACTTGGTCATCTATACCAGCAGCATTAATAAATGCTTGTGCATCAGCATCACTTACTGTTTGCGTTCCTATTGAGCGTCCTAAAGTTGTTTGATATGCTTGAACTGCTGTATAAAAATTAGCCGATTCCGTATCTGTTAATCCATCACCTATTGAAGCAAAAGCACATTGTTTACCAGTTGGAAAAGATGCTGTCCCTCCATTATTTAAAGCACCTATATAAATATTATAATTTTGTTTAAATGTTGAAGCTCCCGTACTTGTGGCTAATTTAACTCCATTTTTCCATGCGTTCATTACATTAGATGCTGTTCTGTTAGCTAAATAAAAAGCTCTTGAATCAGTATCCGCGTGTTGCAATAAAGCTGATGAATGAACTCTATAATATGAAACATTTGATGTTCTGGCTTCAATAAATAATCCATCACCTAAACCTGCACCCATTTCAATTACAGATACATTTTCATTTGTTCTTGAATAATAACTTATATGAACCGAGTTTAAACTTAAAATAGTATCATTATTTAAATTTGTATTTGCAAAAGTACTTAAAGGTGTCATTCCTAAATTTGAATGCGTCCAACCCGTTGCAAAAGTTAATCTAAACGCAGCATCTAAATCTCTTGGATCTTTCAAGTTATATTTGTGCTGTGATGCTGTGCCACCTACTATTGGATAAATAGCTTTGAACTTTGTCCAAATGTTATAGCCCTTTAAACTAACTACCAAAGTATTAATTGCACTTTGTTGAGTAGGGTCTGTTATTCCAGCCGCTGTTATGAATGCTTGAGCATCTGGGTCAAAAGCTGACTTAGGCATCATTGATATTAATGGATAGTAGCTCATATTATGCCTCTGTTGTTACACCAATTGCATCCCATCTATTATCTGTTGAATTGTAAATTAATCCAACATAAGTTGTCTTGCTTATTACTGTTGTTGTAGGTAAAGTAACTCCAATTGCTCTATATCCTCCAGTACCAGATGTCCAAGTGATTCCTCTTGCAGTTCCATCATCTTTAATTCTTATCATTAATGCTTGACCTTGAACAGGACTTCCTGTAGGAGCTGCTAATGTTAATGCTGCTGCTTGAGCTGTTATAACTACTATATCATCATTTGCAGTTGGTGTAACTGTTGCAGCACTTGCCACTGATTGAACATTAGGAGCTGTTGTAGCTATTGTATAACTACCAGCAGGCTTATCAGGAAATTGTAATACAATATTTGTATTATTTACATTGTCATTCTTTATATAACTATCGTATGTATTTATATTAGTTCTTAACAATATACTGTCTGTATTCAAAGAAGTATATTGACCAGTTCCATTATGCTCAATAGTAATATTACTATCACTTATAATAGCTTGAGTATTTAATCCATTGACTGAAAGATTACTACCATCTGTAATACTAATTGATTGATCTGTAGTATTTCCCTGATCAGTTACCTGTTGTAATGTTGGAACCGCTGGTGCAGCCCAAGTTGCATCTCCTCTAAGAAACTTGGTTGTGTCATTTGGAGCTTTAGGAGCAAATCCATGTTTAGCGGTAGATACATCATTAGTTGTAATGTCTGATGTAGATAAATTACCATCTGTAACAGTAAATGTTCTATCAGCACTTAAATTAGCTGTAGTTCCATTAATAGTTAAATTTCGCGCATTTGTTACAGGTGTATATCCTAATGCTGTTGCAATAGTTTTATTCTTCCATAACTGAGTAGAACTCTCATATATTAATGCATCGTTGTTTGCCAACGTGCCATTGTTAATATAAACATTATGAAGCTCATCAAGCTCCCATCCGTTCATTATCTTGATATATATCTTACCATTGTTAACATGAGCATACTCAACATACCCTATTATAACAATGTGAGCAGTTGCTCCTGTTGGTTTAATATTTGTAATTGCTCCAGGTATTGTAGATGATAAATATAACACATTACCATCCGCCCAAGTTTCTCCTTGCAAAGACCCAGTTGTGTTTATATCTTCAATCTGACCAACCGTCATTATAAACCCTTCTTGATTTGTAGCAATCGTTTCAATAACAACACCCAAAGTATCAGCAGAGTTGTTGTCATTGTTAGCTTGAGCATAAGCTACAGCCAACCTACCACCCTGTGCTCCTGATACTCTTACAACAGGATATGCAGCTTTGGTAAGCGTAGCATTCGGAGTAACCTTATTAACCACTCTAGCAACCAAGTCAACGCCATTTTTAAGTATAACTGATCCACCCTTTAAAGTTGTCTCAGAACTACCCAACGTGTTATTCCATCGTGTTGTCCCTACCGCTGCTGTACCTGTTGGTGATACGTCTAATGTTAATTGACCTGCCTTTAACTCATATTCACCTAAATCAACATTTCCTGTCGCTCCTGTGTAAGGAACGTAACCACCTGTTAAATCATCTGTTGTTGCTATTGTGTAATCACCTGAAACTTTATCAGGAAATTGTAATACAACACTATTGCCAGCAGATACATCTGTATTTTTTAGTTGACTCTCAACATCACCATTGTGCAATCCAAGTATTCCATCTTGTCCAATATATGCATAAGTTCCATTATTTACATTTTCTGTGCCAACTGCACCATTTCCTATCTCACTATAAGATGTAGATAAATCACCGACATAAATTGGATTATTGGTTACATTGCCATTATCGGTAACGGCTTGTAAGTCTAAAGATGTTAAATCATCTGTTGTTGCTATTGTGTAATCACCTGAAACTTTATCAGGAAATTGTAATACAACACCTGTATCGGTTAGGTCGTCATTCTTTATATAACCATCAAATGAATTTACATTGGTTCTTAATACTATGCTATCTGTATTTAAAGAAGTATATTGAGTAGTTCCTGTATTTTCAACAGTAATACTAGTCTCACTTATAACAGCTTGATAAGTTGAGTTAATAACCGAAAGATTACTACCATCTGTAATACTAATTGACTGATCTGTAGTATTTCCATTATCAGTAACAGTCTGTAAAGTTATATTACTAGATACACCATCAATTATCTCTTGACCAGTTATCTTTTTACTAACATAAATAAGCCCGTTAAATTCACTAATCTCAAATAAATCAGTAGAATCTATATTAGCTCCTTTAGCTGTTAAGTCACTTATTTTTATATTTGCCATCTTATTATTCTTTTATTCTACTATTACCATCTTCTGTTATTCTACTATTACCATCTTCAGTAATTCTAAAAAATAATGCAGCTATAGACTTCATAGCTCCCTTTATAACATTATTTATAGCTATCTGTATCATATTACCATATAGCTACAATACTGTCAGCATTAGTTCCAGTAGAAAAAACGCGTATTACTTGAACTGGGAACCATGTGCCATCTTGAACATTAAAAAACGTTACATCATCACCAGCTTCTGTTAATACTCTTATATTACCACCAACGCCAATATAAAGAACACAAGGCCAAACTTGACCATCTTGACCTCCAACAAAATAAATATTATCAGTATTGCTAGGTGTTACAGCTTGTGCTCTATGACCTTGTAATTTTAAATTTGCCATTATTAACTTTTTTTAGTGCTTTTACCATTTGATCCATTTCGACCTCTATTAATCGAAGGACTTTCTTTTACAAAGTTACCATTTTTTTTCTTACTCATATCAGGACCACCCTTACCATATAAACCTGCCTCTCGTCTTGCCTTTACATGTTCAGCTCTATATTTTTTGCCTTCAGGAGTAGCATTAAGCTCACGTTGATATTCACGCCTCTTCTCAGCAGCTTTAGGATTCTCTGCGTAATATTTTGATGTCTTACTATTTCCCATATCTCGATGTTTTCTTCGCTACCCCTTTTTCCATTTCTTACTAGGTGATGCTGTCTTACTAGGACTCCATTTAACTTTGTCAGCCCAATACGCTGCCGACATTTTGCCCTTAGCAATATTACTTGCATGACGACTTTTAAACGCTTCTCTCTGACCTACCGTCTGGTTGGTCTTTACTCCCTGCTGACCGAAACGAATAGTTTTAATCCGATCGCCTTCCTTGGCCACAACAATATGACTCTTGGTCGGATGGCTGGGAGTTTTCTTGGGCTTATTGAAGCCCTCAACTCCTGCTCGATCTAATCGTGGGTCTTTCATTAGTTGTATACTCTTATTTCTATTGATTGTTTATTTCCAATCTCATCAATACCTGTTCCTCCAACTTCAAATTGTTGAACGATAACTTCACTAACTGTAGAAAGTATAAATGTTGTATATTTAGGGTATCCTGAATCAGATGAAACAGAAGAAAATAAACAGGTTTTGTCTGGTATAAATAATCTATCAGAATTAACAGAATATGAACCAACATTCCCATAAGTCCACCAAATATTCCCAATAGTATTCTCTAACACTGTTACTAATGGTGCTCCGTAATTCCAAGATAGTTCACTACTATTAGTCCATACTGAAGGAGTATCTCCTATTGCTACAAATTTAACACCACTAGCATTTGAAGGAGCACCAACATTTGTAAAATCATCTCCTAATTGATAATCTGTTATTTCATACGTGCGCCCTATAGATAAAGATCCACTTGTAAAAGATTCAGGGTTGTCTCCACCACTCTGTGTTAACAAAGCTGTATAAACCTTATAACCTCTAAGGTCTCCAACAGTTACAACCTCTTGGATATTATTATTCAATGCGCTCTTGCGCTCAGTCAGATTTACATCTGGATTATAAACGATTATTTGTGATTCTGGTGTCATTTCTTCATTTTTTTAACGGATGGTACTTTCTTCTTGCCATATTCTCTCAATCGCTCTTGCATAGACTCAGACTTCTCATGCTTCGCCTTAGCAGCTTTCGAAGGATAAACCTCTTTGGTTTTCTTTTCTACGATCTTTTTCATAATTTTGTTTTTACAAATATAATAAAATGATTCCTAAAGTTAAAAAGAAAGTTACGCATAGACGTGATAATAATAAAATTTATGGTCGAAAACAAGGAGAATACGACTTCTTAAAAAATTGGGCCATCATTAGAAAATGGGCTATCATCACATACGGACTTAAATCAACAGCCGATTTAGAAATGCTACTCTTCTTATACTCAGAAAAATTGTTTACAAGAACTCAATTTACAGAATACTCAAACTTCTTAACATGGGATAGAGACCGATTCAATAGACTACTAAGAGAAGATTGGATATATATTTGGCGACATCGAAATCACCAAGAGACACACTTGTATGAAGTGTCATACAAAGGTAAAAAGATGATAAATACCATCTATAAAAAATTGCTTGGACTAGAGCCTATTCCTGAGTCTACAAGGCGTAATAAAATATTCCTAAAGACAGCACCCTTCTCTCACAAGACTCTAGCCATAGCAATTAAAAATCATAACAAACAACTTAAAGAACACAAACAACGTCCTTCTCCTGGATTACAGTAAGACGTTTGTCATCTATCAACACATCATGACCTGCTGCCTTGTCAAAGTATATCTCGTTAGACTCTGATATTCCAGAGACTAACGAACCTACCGACACAACAACAGCCTTATTATATCTTAACTCACGCTTATCTTCCATTGTCATTATTAGACCTGACTTATTCTCTGACTTGTCAGCTATCCGCTCGACAATCAGAAACTTATTTAGAACCTTCATAGTCTCTTACATTTGTGATTATTGCATTCGTACTCATGATTGTTGTAGCAACCGACACAGCATTCAATAGTGCGTTCTTCGTGACTTTTGTCGGATCAATAATCCCCAACTTCATCATCTCACCATACTGCTCACCCTTCACGTCATAACCCATACCGTCTTTACGGTGTGATAATATCTCGTCACTATCCTTGCCAGCGTTCTCAACGATCTGCCTAAATGGTGCTCTTAATGCATGTATCATTATGTCATTCGCTACACCGTCAGGTATTAGATCATAACTCGCATCCAATAACGCTACACCACCACCAGGTAATATACCATCCTCCAACGCAGCCTGAACAGCACACACAGCATCGTCAATCCTATCCTTCTTCTCCTTCTGCTCAATGTCACTCAACGCTCCTACATATATAACACCAACACCACCAGACAAATTAGCAATTCGCTCATTTAAAAAATTCTTCTCATCATCATTTGTAGCTGCATCACGCATGTCCTTGAGCTCATTAACTCTATTAACAATCTCTTGCTCCCTCGACTCACTATGCATGAACACCGTCATGTTATTACTAACAATAACCTTTGTAGCCC